AAGGACATGCAATCACACAAGGAGAATGCCACAGCGAATTACATCCACTCACTCAGAAAGAAGCTTAATCTTGGTCCAGATGAGGACGTAATGGAATATGTTCTTCCTAATAAGCCATTTGTTGATTTTAAGAAGACAGTTGATAAAGCTGTTGCAAGTAAGGTGCTACAAGAATTGGGAGGCTGTGCTCCTGGAATACTGCAGAGACCAGCAATGCTCCACAAGTTTGTTGAGCGTTTCATGAAAACCAATAAGTATGTCACCGAAGATCCTGAAGAAGAAGAGCTCACTTATGAACAGTTACTCTCCATGAGCGATTATGGACGCTCCTTATGTCAATCGGGAGAATGTCTACACACTGACGCATTGACAAGTTTAGCCACATTAGTAGCTGAGAAGCAAATTGAGCCAGAAGAAGTCGCAAGGAAGTTTGGCTTCTGCTATGACGGATCACACAAGCTTATGTTTATAGATCCCGAATTGAATGCAGCTACATGGTTGAATTCAAAAGAACCATGTTGTGCTGAATGTAAATACAATGGAGATGAGTACACCACTATGAAGGTAGCTAATTTGCATGCTCTTACAGAATTTTTACTTCTCAATGGATGCCAAATTGATTATGCACCAATCCGCTATGTGAGACCACAATATCATCTCACAGTAGCTAAGATGAAGGCGGATTTGCATCAGAAGGAAGTTATCAAGAAAGTCAGGAGATTGAGAGAGACGATTGGTGTGGTGCTTGCCGTAGCCATACCTGCTGCAATGTACATTGGTGTGATGGTGTATGCAAATAAAACCGTGGACAAAGTCATGAAGCACCAGCAACTGGAAGCTGAGAAAGCTCTCATATCGAAGGTGAAGACACAACTAATGCCTGCAGCAATGTTTGGTGCAGTCAAAAATGAGAGTGGGGGCGGATCTGCAGCCCCAATGAAGAAGATGATGCCAAGGAGGCGGGTTAACTTGAGACGAGCTCGGAAGGCCAAACCAGCCATGGCGACAGGGGACTCACTACTTGAAAAATATAGGAGGTGTGTGCTTGAACTCAAGTTCAAAGGTAAGATCTATGCCTCAGCCGTGTGCGTATCAGAGAAAACATATTACACGCAGGCACATGCCATGTATTCCCTGCTTCACGAGTGGACGGAAGCCTTCAAGAAAGCGCTTGACCAATGTAAATTTGAAAGCCTGTCACCAGAAGAGCAAGGAAGAAAGCTCGGCTTCTTGCATGCAGAACACCGCATTAGCTTTGAAATGTATACACGATCTGGCTCGATCAATAAGGTTGACATTGACATGCGCTCTTTCTTGCGCATGAACAATAATACCCTCCTATTTTTAAGTGACACGGATGGTTGCATCTTTGCCCTTGATAACGAAAATCTAAAACCTATTGGATTGTGGGATGACATCCAGAGTGAAACAAAGAGTGTTACTATGGATAATTTCGCTATTATGCGTTATCGTGGTGGTAAGTGGTTTGAAGCTAAGGACGCTTCTAATGTTATCTTCGTTGAGAATGATGACATCTCATATAAAGCCTCAGATTGCCCGTGGTCAACAGAACAGGACATGGATAAAGAAGGGTATGTTGAGTTTTGCCTCGACGGGTTCAGGTGCAAAAATGATTATGGAGAGGACGCTAATGTCATGTGTGGATCAATTCTTGTGGACAAGACAACAATGAAAATCGTTGGGGTTATGTCTGCCGCAACAGAAGACACTCTCTGGTTTAATGCCATAACACAAGAAAATCTGCAGCACTACGGTGTGTGCCACAACATCAGTCAGATTCTTGTTGAAAAATCCAGTAAAATTGTGCAGGTTCCTGCGGCTACAGCATCCAATACATACATGGTATCCCCGCCAGCACGAATTTATCATTGCACAAAAACCCTGTTTGAACCCACTCCCAT